TGTGTAGTTGTACGCTTTCAATAGTAGATGAGAACAATACCACTCCCCCCACGCGCGCCACTTCCGGCGTCTTGAGTTGCGTTTGCTCCACCACCACCGCCACCACCGCCTGTGTTCGGAGTGCCTGGTGTTCCATTTAGAGACCACGTTACGCCATTACCACCTCCACCTCTACCACCACCACCAAGCCCACCAGCACCACTTAATATAAGTGGTGCATTTTCATACTCACAACCACCTCCACCTCCTCCTCCGTAATAAGATCCCATTACCAACTTACCATCGCCTCCATTGGAACCGGGCTCAAAAGGATCAAAAGGCACAGTCGAAGTCTGTCCAGCTGCACCAGCACCGCCGCCACCTCCGCCACGATTAGCGTTTCCTGCTTCTGACGATGGAAGACTGTTACCACCTGGAAACCCAGCAAAAGTTCCAGCAACAGTAGATGAACCCCCAACTGAATCATTTGGATAACCACCAGCACCACCTCCGTTTCCTCCAGAGCTACCATTCGATTCCCAATAACCCCCTCCTCCGCCACCAGGTGCGTTGGCGATAGAGTTAATGGAGGAAGTGCCACCTGGGTTACCATTTACAAAATAAGTACTTGCTCCAGTCCCAAAAGACCCAACAGTAATCGCGTACGTTCCAAATGCGACTGTAAACGTTGCCGTGCTATTTACGACGTTTCCACCACCACCACCACCAGCCATTAAGAATCCACCACCTCCACCACCTCCTACGCAGATATAACTCAAGCTTGCAGACGTGGGTGAAACCAGGGTAAAATTGCCAGATGACGTAAACGTGTGCACCGTCTTACCAGCGTAAGGTCCAGTCGTAGGGTTTGTAATAGCACCACCGGTAGCTACAATGGAAGCAGCAGCTACATTTTGATTGGTATTTACCATGGGTGTGCTAAATCCAGCTGCATTCTGAGCCGTCACGCTTATCTTGTAGTAATAACTTGGAATCGTTGTACCTGTATATGAATACGTAACGGTGCTCGCACCGGGTGAGAAAGATATTAACTGTGTTGTTGGTGACGAGCTTGCATCGCCGTAAACAATAACCGCAAGAGAGGTTGGTGTTCCACTGCCCGTTGAAAGAGCCCATGTCCACGTGGGCTGTGCACTGGCGCTGCCAACAACACCCGACCACGCAAAGCTTTGAAAGGTGACCGTGGGGATCGTAGCTGGCGCTGAATTGCGGTTAATAGACTTATACGTTGAGAATCCAGCTGAGTTTGTTGCCGTTACCCTGATGGAATAGTAATAATCAGCAATAGTTGGCCCTGTATATGTATACGTAAGCGTGGGCACACTTGGCGATACCGTCGCCAAAACCGTCATTGGTGGGTCGCTTGCACCACCAGACACGACAATCAACAAGGACGTTGGTGCATTTAAACCTGTGGACAGTGTCCATGTCATTTGCGGACCAGCAGCCGTACCACCAAGAGTCCCAGTCCACGCAAACGATTGAAACGTAACTGTCGGCGGTCCAACTGATGTGGACGGCGAAGCAGGTATCTGCCGCCCAAGCAAGGTCGTACCGAAAACCGAGTGTAGCGTGTCTGATGGATTTCCGGTTGGAGGTGCATAAGACTGAAGGCCTGGCCCTGTTGGGATAAAGGAGCTACTAGAGCCATTCGTGGCCCAAAGTTGACTTCTGCCGGGCGCATTGGAGGCCGACATCTTGACGGGTTTAAAATGCCAAAGGCAAAGAAGGCATCGCCAAAGGCCAAAGCCCCAACGCGCGCCGAGCGCGAGGCTGCTGCGCGGCAGAAGGTCATAGACGACAGGCTCGCTGAAATGGAGGCTGGTCTTGCTGGCGCTGCTGACTTCTACGTTCCACCCGTACCCGCAGACCAGGCGGCCTTGCGCGAGCGCCAGCAGGTGTTGCTTGACGACGCCGCGCGCGCACGTCGTTTCAACGAGACCGTGTCTGGTTTTATGGGCCAAGTGGGTACCCAGGCTGCAGGCATTGCGCGCACGACGGGTCAAGGAGCTCTCTATGCCGCTGGCGGTGTAGGAAGTGCGTTAGGATTCATGGGCAACCTTGCAGCCAGTGCCGCGGGAGCCGTTGGGGCAGTTGGCAGTTATATCGCCGAAAAAAACCACGAGATCAACGAAGTGATCAGGGCTCACGATCGCGCGCGCTTTGCAGCGAGGGCTGAAGCACAGCGCGAGGCGGCGATTCGGGAGGCAGAGGCTGCAAAAGCCGCTGAGGCAAAGAGGAAGATAGACGAAGCAGAAGCTGAACGGAAGCGGATTCAAGACCTTACAAGCCGCGCTGCGTTCCTTGAACAACAGCATGGCGCAGCGCAGGCGCATATTCAATTATCCGAGCAATGGGCACGCGAGCAGCAGCAGCGCGAGCGTTTGCTCCAGGCGCGCCTTGCACATGAACGTGCGCTCCGCGATGCACAGATACGGGAAAACGAGTTGTTGCGGCGCGAGCATGCTGACCTAGCAGCCAGGCTTATAGCGCATGTCCGGGCAACGGCAGCAGCCGCCGCGGGGCCGGCGCCCGCGCCCGCGCCACCTGCACCTGCGCCTGCACCGCCACCCGCACCAGCGCCTGCGCCCCCACCTGCGCCGCCGCGTGAATCGCGCGGGATATGGGATTGGGATTAAGTGTTCAAGCGCCCTCTTCTCCACCCTCGTCCTCGCGCGCGCGCTTCTTGCCCGCCGCGCGCCGGTCCTTTTCCTCGTCGAGAAGCTTCTGGAAAAGCTCCGCGCCCGTCGGCTCTGGTACCTCGGGTTCCTCTTCCAAATCGTGGGAGCCTGCGTTGAAAGGCACTGGCTCTGACAGTAGGATGTGCTGAAGGCGGTCCGCGCTCCACACACCAATAGGTGGCGGGGAGTTAGAAAAGTACACAACGTGAGGAACGTTAAAGACCTTGAGGCGCGACTGGTACTTGGAGCTGTAAATCTGGCCGTTCTTAAGCTTCTCACCAACAATGTACAGGTCCTTCAGCGTAGCGGCTTCAACCGCACGCGCGAGGTCAAAGATAACGATGCGCTGACCCGTATACGAGAACGCCGCGTCCATCTGGCGTCCATCAAGCTCAACGGCGTCCTTCTCGCGACACAGGTAAGTCGTAAGGCGGCTCTTGCCTGCAGCGCCACGAGGATCCTCGATCCAGTAAATATGGCGCGGATGCGGCTTGCCTTCTAAGATCTTGAAGATCGCAGCCTGCCATGGCCGGAACTTGAAGTCTGCGCCCTCGCGCACGCGCGGGATCACAGCCTGCGCAAGCTGCGTAATGCCGCTCGGATAACGGACAAACTGCCCAGGGTACTCCTCGGCGACACGGCGCACGCCCTCTTCTGGTCCAAACTCGCGCAAAATCTCGCGGATAGCCTCCATGTCGTTGCGCGCGCCGGGGCCTTTCCGAGTATCCTTGCCCACGCGCCATGATCCGCGCAAGATAAGGTCAAGCGGTCCTTTAAAGCGTGTCTCCGGGTCTGCACGCAGCGCCATGTGCTGCTCGCGGTCTTTTAAATAAGCCGGCTTAATCTCGATGCCAAAGACGGCCATCTTGCCAACTCCAGTCATGAGCCATTCACGCACGCGTCGCTGCGAGATTTGCTCGTTAAGCTCTAAGTAGCCTTTGAAAAGGACAGGTCGCTTCATAATAGCAAGGTCATCCAGCTCCTCAGCGCCGTCGATGTCATCATCCGGGTCTCCACCAATGCCATCATCGATGCCATCATCCGACTTCGGCAGTTGCTCGAGTTGACCACAGCCAAAGGTCACGATCTCGACAAGGTCGCGCGTCAAGGGCGGTGGGTCGTATGCCGAGTTAGCGGTGCGCGCCTGGAAAAGAAATGCACGAGCAAGTGCTGATCCACCCTTGGATACGCGCGATCCACTCATAGACCGGGTGTCAGCAGTCACACTCGAAGTCTCACTAAACGTGTCCATGGCGTATATCGTCGTGGTCCTCTGTCGGAGACGAGAAGTGGGCGATTCTTTTGCTACTCACTAAAGGCAGCTAGTTGCTAGCCCGGGCTTCACGTTTCTAACCCCGGTCGATCCTGGGATCACTTTCCGAGGACGTCATAGATGGCCTTGGTGACATAGTCGTCTGGTGTCATCCCGCTCTTTTTGATCTTGGATATGAACGCTTGCAGTGGGAGCTGTGATTCCAGGATGCGAAGACATACCCACCGGCCACACGTATCCGCGTCGTCGTTCTGTAGCTTTGTCGTGTTGTGTATCGCTGGCTTATTGCTTCGTTTGATAAGGTCTGATAAGAGCGGCGCACACTGCCCAAACTCAAGGAGTTCCTTTTTATCCAGCCACTTGCGGTCGCCGTCAATAGCCGTACCAAAGCTATCAAAAACCTCAACGTGGTCAGGCTTATCTAACACACAAATCCAGTGACCTACGTTTTCGCTCTCGGTAAGAAAGAGCAACACGGCCGCTGGACTTCCCTTAAATAAATCACTCAGGTCTTGCATGCTGCGCATGTCGGGATAGCGATGAATGGGTACCCGCCCAACGACCTTGCGGATGTCATCCTCGCCAAGGGGGTATTCAGAGATCTGTGTGTGTGTGTTTCGGTTTTCGAGGTGTAGTAAAGGAGGGTGAGATGGGCTGGCGCTGTATATTACATCACCTCGAAAACAAAATAGAACGTACCTTCTTGAGATCCGTCATCATAGTCGTTTCTGGTGAAGCCACTGTGAGTTCGAAATGTTAGGACGCAGTGTGAGGCGGCGTCTTGACGAGGATGGCCTGCGGACAACTGGCAACACCCAGGATGTAACGGACACGGCGTTTCATTACCAGACCAGTATCATTGCGCGCATCTCGAATGACAACGGTGTGGTTCTCGAGGGTGACGATGGCGGCGACCACGGACGTTTTGCCACGTTTAGTGACACGCGCATCTTTCCGTTTGTTGGCGAGCCTCGCGATTATACGATTGGTCTCGTGCGTGGTGCTATTACCACGAGCACGATCCCGCTGTATACTGCCCTGCCCTCAAAGCTCGTCACAGAGCAAGCATCTGCACAGGCCCCTACTAATTACTGGGAGGTCACGATGCAGCCTGGCCTTGCACTCACATGGACGGGTCCTGTCTACAGCGTAGACAATAGTGCGGGTGTTCAGATTTACTGGGACCGCAATCTCGCGTCCTGGCCTACGTTTGGTGCTATCCCTTACTATTCAACTGCCACTGGCATGACGGGTGCAACGCCGCCCTTTGCCGCGATTCGTGGTTGGATCGATCTCTCACTTATTGGTCAGTCAAACGACATTACGGCAAACACTCTCCAATCCCGACTTCAAAGTGCATGTATTGCCGCGGGTATGACTACGATCATTGTAACTGCCGGTGGTGCGACACCTGTTTCTGCTGCAAGTACACAGTTTCTGTCGTTTCAGAATACAAGTTCAACCATAACGTACAACTTTGATTTTTCGCTTCCTGCGTATAGCACTGAGTTTAACCAGGGCGTTACACCAAGACCAACAAAGCAGGGCATTCTCCAGGCATGCAAGTTGCTTGGCTTTATCCCTGGTAACGTGTTTGTGATCCCCCCTAGTTCAACAGTCGTGTGTCCACGTGCATACCAGCTTGGGCTTCGTGCGACGCTGAACTTGTATTCATACAAGACTGCTCGTTGGGTACCAGAGGACGATCTCGTTCCGGCGCCAAGTGTTGGTGATGTCGTTACCGGTATTTATTCGAAGAGTCCTTACTTTGATTGTCAGACGTACCAGCATCTGTTGAACGAGGTCGTCAATCCTACATTTCAGAGACTTATTTACGATGAGTTTGATGCGACATTACCGCTGACCGAACAGTGCCTGCTTAGACAGCTGCGGACTGCATGTACTGCTAACTGTTCTGCGACTCCGTGGATTTCATCAACTACATACGCAAAGGGAGCGGGTGTTCATTTTAATGGTAGCGCATACGCAGCCGTCTACGATGGAACAGTTGGAAGTCTACCCTCTATTACGTCGAATGTGTGGTTGTATTGTGGACCGTACATTAAACAGACATGGAACTCAGCAACAACGTATCAAATTGGAGACATGGTTACATTCCCTGACCTTCCATCCACACCGAACAGCAGTTATCTATGGGTGGCTAACAGCGTGAACACAAATAAGCCACCACCTACCAGCGGCGGGGTTTGGTCGAATTCAGCGATAACTGGATATCTACAGGCGGCTGTAGGTGGTAACGTTACCCCAAACGTTCCCCAGATTGGAACTGCTGCACCTACTGTGACCTATAACGCCACGACGAATCTTTTCTCACTGAACCTTGACAGTTATGGGTTTGGTGGTACATCCATCTCAAACGTAGACGATGGGTACGGTCTTTATATCGATGATCCACAGACACTGAGTAATTACGCACAGCAGCTGCAAAATGCAACATTGAACGACCAAGCACGGGATTCATGGGGACTCACAGGAACTCCATTTGTTACTACGCCTGCGTATACAACGTTTCGCAAGCCGTATCAGATATACGATGAGCGCTTTGTGGTTGAAGCCGATGACTACTTTAATCAGCTGTTTGGTAACTGGCCCACGAACCGTCTTTCTTACGTAGACCCTGTCACACAGATAAACACGTCTTATGTGCGCTATTCTCCACAGGCTGTAAACGCCGCTCTTACTGTTCCCAACGTTCTTCCCGTGGTAATTCCTACTGTCGTCAGCAGTGGGGCATGGCTTCCATATGCACGTGTTGGTGGCAACCAGCCCTACATTTACTCGTTTGCACAGGATTACTCCTCAACCGGTGCGATGTGGAACCCAGTCGACACTATCGTGGTTATCTCGAAGGTTGTGCCAACCGTTGATGACGAGTCTGGTCCTCCTTATTTTGTTGGCGATTCTGTCGGCATCGCGTCAACAGGTACTGGTCTTCCACCAAGCCTCTGGGTTGGCTCGACTACTTCCGCCGGTGTTATCACGCGCAAACCCCAGCCTGAGACGCTTAAGGTCCTTGCAGAGTTTACAATGAAGCCGTCGTGGGATCCGCGTGTGTTCAGAAATGAGTTTACTGCTGATGTTCAGACTCCCGTGCGCCTGGACATGCACTCGTCCAACGAATTCAAGACGTTTGATTATGCTGTCATGCTGCGCATGAAGGCGACTGGAAAATTGCGCCCTCTCACTCTCTCAAATGGAGGGTCGGTGTTCATGCGTTGGGAATTTTTGCGTAAGTTTGTGTCACGGGGTGGATGATAAGCTCGTGAGTTAAACGTCCATTATAACCAATTCACATAAAAGGCGCAACTTCTGAAGCGTGGTCACACAAAGTCCACGTGTGTCTTCTTAGCTTGTAAAGTCATCCTATTGAGACTCAGTATAAGATGAGTACGATCACGAAGGTCGCGGTCTATGACTCGCGTCTGATCCAGGATGAGCCCGTGTATGCGGTTCAGAAGGGCGCGCTTTCAGTGAGCGTTGCGCCGTTTCAGGCCATTTCCGCGAACTCTAGCCAGATGACGTTCCAGGTTCTTGTGCCGTCTCTCAACGTTTTTGTGGACCGAAAGATTCAGTTGTCTGCGACTCTGAACTTTACGGCTCAGTTGTTTTATGGTGGCCCGCGTGGTCAGAGTATTGTCGGCCTCGCCGGGGGTGCATGGGGTGGAACCGCCTGTATTAAGGGCACGGCCCTCACGATCAGTGCGATGCCAACAATCAACGGTGTTGTCCCCGGCTCTCTCCCCGTTGGTACTCTCTTGTACAGCAGTAACGCGGCCTATTCGGTCGCATCTGGTACGATGATTACTGGCGTCAACGGTGCACTCTCGTATACGGTGAACATCGCACAGAACTGGGGTATCGCGTCGCCTGGTTCAACTGGTATGCAGTTTCTGACGCCTGCTCAGTTTGATGTTCCTGACGTGTCGACGAGTGTGCAGCAGCAGATCGCAACGGATGGCGGCCTCGTGGGTGCGAACGCATCTGACTTTTTCCAGCCTCTCGGCTTCGCGACTGCCGTCTCCTCAAAGGACCTGGCGCTTGTGTCATTCCCGATTCAGAGCGCACTTACCAACATGACAGCGACTCTCAACGACTGCACTGTGACGACGAATGGCGATACTCTCCGCGAGCAGATCCTCTTGACATCATCGCAGGAGACACTGAAGCAGCGGACATGCCCCTCAAACCAGGATGTCTATAGCTGGGGTCGTGATGATATGATGAACGGCTCTGGTAATTTCTCTTCCTACTCTGTTGTGAATGGCTATGGCGATCTTCCGAATGGATCGTTTCCCATTCAGTGGGCATCGGATGCGTCTCAGAATAGCGCACTTGGCTCTACGACCACGGTGTATAGTTCAGGCGCGGCAGGCGCATACCCGTTTCTCCCGCCTGGTAGTGTGTATTCTTTTGGTCTTAACAACGGCGGCGTTGGTAATATTTCTGCTCAGGGTGGGTGTGGTTGGTATATTGCGACGCAGGCGTCCAATGTGACCGGCGCGTCCAAGAATAACGTCCTTGTCCCGTTTGTGAATGGCCAGCCAGTATGGACAACTGGGTTTCCGGGTGGTGATCTCATCAGTCTGTGGAACTCGTATACGACCCCGGTGACCGCAGCATCTGCGACTGAGCGTTATGACCCCCCGGCTGGATTCCGTGTCATCAGTGGTACCGTCATCGAGCTGCTGAAGTCAGTCCCGCCTTACTGTATGATTGGCGCTCGCGTCTACAGGTCGGGCGCGACGCCTGGTACGGCAGTCACGTCTGTCGGGTTTGTTTCCCATCTATTGACTGGTGCGCTTGGTATTGCCGGTTCTACGTATTATGTCTGTGCTCCGACTGCGCTGTCTATTGCCACCCTCGCCGGTGATGCTGCTTCTAACCTGCCTGGGTCTTATCAGCTTCAGGCTGGGTTTCAGGGCATCTATGGCCCTATGCCTGTGTTTGGTGCGATTAACGTTGTCGAGCCTCTGGTCATCTCCCCTCTCATCTGGGCGGATAGTGCCGAGTTCCAGTCTGTTGGTCTTTATGGCATGACTAATATGCAGTTTGTTATGAATTTCGGCGCTTTGGGCTCGTGTGCTGCGGCTCTCAATGGTGCCCCCACTCTGTCGGACATCACCGGCGATGGGACGTCGACTGTCCCGTTTTGGGTTGATGATCTCACGAAGAATACCAATAATACCGGTAATATCCTGCGTTCTTCGAACGTCCATACCGTTATCAGCGATCTTGCATTCAGTTCATCGACGAATCAGTACGGCCCGTGGACGTCGCCGACGCTGTTTGTGGAGTTTTTGACTCCCGGTCCAGACGTTACGCTGCCGCTCGTTTCTACTGTTCCGTATGTAGAGTTTCCTCGCTACCAGACGACGACGACAGTTGCTGGACTTGCGAAGGATACATCGATTAGTACGAACACCATCTCACTTACATCAATCCCCGATATGATTATGATGTACGTAAAGCCTGGTACAAAGGGTCCGAGCCAGCTCGATCAGTACATCCCTATTCAGGGTGTGTCTGTCACGTTTGATAATTTTAGCAACCTGTGTTCTGGGTTCCAGCAGTTTAACCTGTATGAATCTGCTGTTGCGGCTGGACTCGATATGGACTGGCACCAGTGGCGCGGCTATACACAGGCGGCGTATCCCAGTCTTGCTCGCACGACGGTCGGCAGTGCGCTTGTGACGACGAAGGCGCTGTACAAGATGACCGGCTTTACACAGCTCAGCGGTGGTCCCGTTCTTCTCCGGATGGGCCAGGATATCACACTGAGCCCTGGTCTTGCGCCTGGGTGCCTGGGTAACTATTCTTTCCAGGCACAGCTGCGCGTTTCTAATCCGTGGGGTTACTACGACTACGTTTCTAGCATCCAGACGACGGTCATTGCAATCAATACGGGATTCTTTGAGACTGTGCGTGGCCAGTCCGCAATCCGCAAGACAATCCTCAACAGTGCCGACGTCGAAGCGGCTGGTTCGGACGTTGGTATCACGAAGACGCACCTCTCGCGCATGATCGGCCGCGGCGGGCGTAGCTATATGCACGGCAGTAATACGGCTGTTGGCCTTGCTCACGCCGCGTCCAAGGCGCTACGGCGCATTGCCAAGGAGGCAACGGGGCCCGCGTTCGGCGGCAGGCCCGGTGCAATCCTGGAGGCGGGTGTTAAGCGCGCGCGCTCGTCGGGTCTGCTGTAAAACTTAAAAATGAAGTCCATTGGATCGCGAGCTGAGGTGTTCCACGGTAATGCGCGTCGCACTTCCGGTAGGCTTACAAAGGACGACCTCATGAAGAACGCGGCGGGTCGGATCGTGTCCAAGAGGAAGCATGAGGCTGGAAAGGTCGCACTAAAGTTCTTGCATGCGAAAGGGTATATCGCGGTTAAAGGGAAATTTGGAAGTGCTAAGAAGAGTGCCTAACGCATATCCGTTTCCTCGTCCAGCATCTATAACACGACCCAATCCGGCGGGCGTTGATACCATAGCGTTGATCCCCGAACACGGATCCAACAAGTAAGAGAATGTGACCGCGCCGACGCCGTGTTTCGGATGTCGTGATGTAGGTGTACGTACGCGCCATTCGGTTTGAGATTGCACTATGTTCCAACAGAAATCCACATGAGCTTGTGCGTTCCAGCACCGCCACTTTGCCAGCCAAGCGTAAACGTGTTAGGCGACGTTTGTGTTGCGTATACCTGCGACGCGGGCGAATCGTTCATCGTGACAGTTACAACATACGACGAAATAGTCGCATATGATATAGGAATTGTAACAGTGACAGTGCCTGTCCCCCCGGTGCCAGTTGCAGTTCCATATTGAATGAACGGAGCTGATGCAAGGATTTGCCTGTACGCCCACGTTGTAGCAAGCGCCGAGCCATCCGTACTTCGTACAAGCGGTATAGACATTGCACACGATTACTTACAGTATCTCTATATTGCCCCGTGTCAGAACCCTAACCCTATTTAGCACGCGTGTTATTGTGCACATTTGATTAGTGTTAGGGTTGAACCTGAATTAGGGTTAGGGTTGAACT